GGGCTGCGGCCTCGCGCCCCTTTGCCACACTGTCGAGCAAGCGGCCCTTGACGTGCAAACCGCGCGCATCCTCGACCACCTCGTCCCAGATGCCGATGGGCTGGGTCGCGTCATGCTGCCAGAGCATCCGCACCCGCCGCCCCTGCGCCTGTATCGCTTTGAGGCTGGCGGCATAGGCGCCCCGCGCCACGACATCGCCCCCTTGATCGGGCGCGTCGAACAGGCTGGCATAGCCCGCGATCACCAGACCCGCCGCATCCTCGGTCAGGTGCAAGCCTGCTGCAGGGCGGCAGAATTTATGCTCCAGTCCTGTGTCCATTTCATTCCCTTTCAAGGCAAAGCCACCAATGGCGCCGCGGTCAGAACCGACTGGACCGCCTGGCCCAAAACGACAGACACCACACCGTAGACCGTGAGCCAGAGGCGCTTTTCCAGCTTTTCGACCAGCGCTTCGAGTTTTTCGGCGCGCCGGTTCAGCGCGTCGATATGTAGGGCCTGCACCCGTTCATGCGCCTCGAGCCGCAGGGCGGGCGCGCAATCGAAGGCCTCGAACCCGTAGCGCGTACCCTCGCGGGGGACGCTGCGCGGATCGTTCATGATGGCGCCTCGGGTGTCGGCGCGGCTGCGGGCAGACCCAACAATGCACGTTTCTCATCCCCCGTCAGAAAGGCCGCCTCGGCTACGCGCCGCCAGAGCAGATCCCGCTCGATCGCCAGAGCTGGTACAAGGTCCAGATCGGGATGCAGATCCAGCACTTCGCCCGAGAAGCGCGAGAGCCATTCGGCAAGGCTGGCCACGACCCGCGCGGCCATCGGCAAGACGGTTAGGCGGTAGAGCGCGCGGTTCGCTTCCTGGTAATTGGCGAAGGTCGCATCGCCGGGGATGCCCAGCAGCATGGGCGGCACGCCAAAGGCCAGCGCGATCTCGCGCGCGGCACTTTCCTTGGTCTGCTGGAATTCCATATCCGAGGGCGAAAAGCCCATCGGTTTCCAGTCCAGCCCGCCTTCCAGCAGCATCGGGCGGCCCGCATTGCGCGCGCCCTGATGGTGGCTTTCCATTTCCGAGACCAGACGGTCATATTGATCGGTGCTGAGATGCCCCTGCCCTTCGGTGCCGCGATAGACGATGGCCCCCGACGGGCGTGCGGCGTTATCCAGCAGCGCCTTGGACCAGCGGCTGGCCGCATTATGCACATCGACAGCCTGTGCCGCGGCCTGCATCGGCGAGAAGCCGTAGTGATCGTCTTGCGGATGGAAGCTTTTGATATGGCAGATCGGGCTGAGCAGGCTTTGCAAATCGAAGCGGTGCTTGCGCCCGCCGACGCTGTAATCATAGGCGACTGGCCAGCCATCCGCGCCAGGGATCAGGCTCATCCGGTCCGAGCGCAGGACGTGCAATTCGGCTAGAGCGCCTGCATCGGTCGTGACCAGTTCCAGATAGGCGTTGCCGGTCAGCAGCAGCTGCGCATAGAGCGATTCCAGCAGTTCGGCGCGGCCCTGTGCGGGATTGGGATTGGCCAGAAGCGCCAGAACCGGATGGGTCTGGAACCGCGTGCCTTGCGATTGCAGCACCAGCGGCAGGGCGGCTGCGGCCTCGGACAGGAGTTTGACGCAGCGAAAGCCGACCGGATTGCCGGCATAGCCGTTGCGCGTCAGGGAGGCTGTGTCACGCGGGCTCCATGCGACGCGGCCCCCGCTTTGCAGGGCGACGACAGGTCCAATGGCGCTGGCTTTTTGCGCAGGTGCGGCTTGCACGGCACCCCGTTTCAGAAAATGAAAAACCATCCGCCTCTCCCTGTGCCGGTCGCTTTGCCGCCCTGACAGCCCGCTGGGGTCAGGGCGGCAGGTCCAGCGCAAAAATATCTGAACCGATGCGAGAAGATTGCTATGGAAAGGTTAACACCGCCCGATCAGAGCGTACGCATCCAAGGGGTCAGCGTGTTTCCGGACGGTGCGAGGATCAACTCGTGCAGGGCCCAGACCAGCGCATCGAGACGGTCGGGGCTTCCCTTGCCGGTATAGCCTTGCGGGGTCATCGCGCACATCTGATCCTCGAGCGCGGGCAGCGCGCCGTGATGCAGCACGCGGCCCTGTTCATAGAGGGCGGCCACAGGCTCGGCGCGGATCGCCTTGCCGCGCGTCGCGTGGACCTTGCGGAACGGGACCAGCGGGTTGATCTGGCGGATGACTGTTTCCACCATATCGCCGCCCTGATTGACCTCGGCGACCAGCCGGTCAGCGCCCCAGCGTTGCATCGCGCTGATGGCCTGTCTGGCCCATTGCGTGGGCTTGGCCCCTGCGATGGTCGCGTCTTCCAGCACGTAAGCGCGCCAGTCCTGCACCGGCCCGCGCGTGACGGCCCCCACCACGACGATGCCGCATTCATCCGAAGCGCCATGCGTGGTGATGGCAGGGTCGATCGCCACAACGATCCGGTCCAGATCGGGCAACTCGGTGGCACGCAGATGATCCAGTTGGGCCTGTGACCACATCGCGCCTTCGACATCTTCGAGCAGCAGACCGTCCAGTTCCTGCCGCCCCAAATGGGAGGAAGCATAGCGCAAGCGCACTTCTTGCAGGAAGGAGGCGGCGAGATTGGCGGCATTCGCCTCGGTCGGGGCTTGCGTGACGACGGTGCTGGGCAGCGTCAGCAGGGTTTTCAGCAGATCGACATTGCGCGGGGTAGTGGTGATGCAGGCCTGCGGCTTGTCGCCAAGACGCAAGGCGAATTATAGCATATCCCATGTCTCCTGCGCTTTGGGCCATTTGGCCAGCTCATCCACCCAAGCGCCGTCGAATTGCGGGCCGCGCAGCGAGTCCGGCTCATGGGCCGAGAAGACCTGCGCGGTAGCGCCATTGGGCCAGATCAGCATCCGCCGCGTCGCATGCCACAGAGGCCTGCGGTCGGGCGGGGAGCAGGCGAGGATGCCGCTATCGCCAAAGACCATGACCTCGCGCACTTGATCCATGGTCTCGCCCACCAGCGCGATGCGGCGGCAGCGACCGGGATCTGTGGGGCGTGGCCCCTCGACGGCTTGGCGCACCCATTCAGCCCCGGCGCGCGTCTTGCCGGCACCTCGCCCGCCCATGATGATCCATGACCGCCAGTCGCCGATCGGTGGCAGTTGATGCGGCATCGCCCAGAAATCGAACATATAGGGCAAAGCCAGCAATTCCGGCGCGGAGAGATCGTCAAGAAACGAGGTTTGGACCGCGGCAGTCGCGCAGGCGATCAAGTCGGCACCGGACCGCAGATCGTGCGGCGTCGAAATCGATGCTGTGGTCATCGTCGGAACCTGTGCTTTCCTTGCGGTTTGTTTCAAGTTCAGTCTCCACATCATGGGCCTGTTTCAGCCAGTAACGGATATCGGACAACATGCGGGCCCCGTCGCGGATCGCGGATTGATCCCCTTCGGTCAGCCGTGTCTGGATATCGACGAGTTCGGTTTTCATGATCCTGATCTGCAATTCGACCAGATGGATCGCCATCTGCAAGGCAGCCGCCTTGTCGGGCGGGGCCGTGGCGGGATCTGCGCGGGGGGAAATATCTGACATAGTCTGCCCTATCCAAAGATCCCCCGTCCGGACGGCATGAAAAAACGGCGCCCGGGATGACCCCGGCGCCGTTCGGCACGTCTTCCAGCATGGACAATCTATACGCTAGACAGTGCAAAATGTCAAGCAAAATGGACAGATGCAGCCCTGTAACCGTCCGGTATTGTTAAGAAATTCTTAACGGGTCCGTGCAACTTCTGGCCACAGGTTCAGTCGCTGTCCGCTGGTGCGGCCTGCTCTGCCTCGATCTGGCGCCAGACGGCGACGTTGCGGTTATGCTCTTCCAGCGTCACCGCAAAGGCATGTCCGCCCGTGCCATCCGCCACGAAGAAGATATAGGGCGTATCGCCGGGATCGAGTGCGGCCTCGATGCTGGCGCGGCCCGGATTGGCGATGGGCGTGGGCGGCAAGCCTTGGATCACATAGGTGTTCCACGGCGTCGCCCCGCGCAATTCGCTTTGGCGCAGGCCACGGCCCAGCACGCCCTGCCCCTCGGTGATGCCATAGATCACGGTGGGGTCGGTCTGCAGGCGCATCCCTTGATTGAGGCGGTTCACAAAGACAGAGGCTACCTGACGCCGCTCGGCAGCGACGCCGGTTTCCTTTTCGATGATCGAGGCGAGGATCAGCGCTTCCTCGGGGGTGTCCAGCGGAAGCCCGTCGACGCGGTTCGCCCAAGCCTCGGCCAGAATGGCCTCCTGCGCGGCCTGCATACGCGCGAGCAAGGCTGCGCGGTCGTCCCCGGGGGTGACTTCATAGCTGTCGGGGGCCAGCATTCCCTCGGCGGGCACGTCGGTGACTTCACCCTCCAGCAGATCCAGCCGCGACAGCGAATCCACGACCTGCCAGCTTGTCACGCCCTCGGCCAAGGCGACGCGGTAGCGCGTATCGCCCTGCGCGCGGACCTGCTGATAGGCTTCGGGCGCGTCTTCCGAAGCGGGAACGAAGCTGGCACGTTCCTCATAGCGCGAGGTCACGGGGTCGAGTTCGCGCACGACGACGGAGGATGAATTGACCCCGATCCGGTAGACCACTTCGGTGCCGCAAGAGCTTGGCCCGCCGCGCGTGATGATATCGGCGATATCCGTCATCGGCGCGGAGGCAGGGATCAGGAAACTGCCGGCTTTCAACTGGTCGGCCTTGTCGGCGTAATCCACGCC